ATTCTCTTAAACTTTTCATTTTATTCTCCTTTCTCTATTTCCATCACTATTTTGTAATCCCACTCTTCCTGATCATCATCAAAATAGTAATCCAATTTAAGATTATGTTTTTTCAACATATCATTAATTTCTTCCATAAATAATTCAGCAGTTTCAAATGTGGGTGTATTATACGCCCAAGCTACATAATTTTGTTTACTCATTTTTATTCCTCATTTAAATATTTTTTCAAATCTTTAATTTTTTCAATGTCCTCATCATCAATAAATACACTAGGAAAATGACTACAATCACCTTTAAAAGTGTAAAAGTTACCATCTTTGTCTTGGTATATTATATCATAAATATCTAATTCCATTTTTATTCCTTTCCAATTGGGTCATTTAAGTATTCATAAATATCGCCAAAAGCATTTTCTTTATGTTTAAAGTATACTTTTTCGCTTCTTGCTATTTTGTTAAAGTAATTCATAATATCTTTAGCTTCATCAAAAAATTCTTTTTTCTTTTCAAGCATATCTTCATATGAATCGCACTCATCAAAATAGTTCATTTTAATTTCTATGTCGTAGCAATTACTCATTTTCTATCTCCTTATAACAATACCAACAATACTTATTACCATTTTCATCTACCTCGTATTCTTCATAAGTATTATCTGAATTTTCAAATTGAATTTTCTTATCACAGTTAAAACAATTAAATATCACTTCATACCTAACCTGTGAAAATTATCTTCACCTTTAACAAATGTTTTTCTGTCATTAGCTAACCAACCAATGACACCATAATATTGTCTTTGTTCTATATGTAACCAAATTAAAGTTGGTTTTGGCTTTCTAAAAATTCTAAATAATTTTCTAATCATTTTTAACCTCACTTTCATTGTGATCAAATTGCAAAAAATTATCAATCATATTAGCAATAAATCTAAACTCGGCTTCTGGCTTTAAACCACTATCTGTCCAATCCAACTTACCATTCGTCTTACAAATACCCGAAACAGTTTGTAACATTTGAATTGGTGTCATATTTTCTTTATTTATCATATCTCCATTCCCCCTCTTCAATAGTTGGACAAATACATAACTCTCTTTTGTTAACGTCATCAGTGCTTAAAATACAACCCCAATGATTATCATCCATTAGTTCATTCCAAAAAACAATTTCTAGTTCTTGGTTTTCTTGTTGTAATAATTTTACAAAATCTTTTACTTTCATAAAATACCTCTTCTTTCTTTGTGATACTGACCTCCCTTTTTAAAGCACTTATCGGAACGCTAGTCGGTGTCGGTTTTATACACTTTCACAGTATCACAATAGTTATATAATATTAAATGGGATTTAATGCAAGAATATACTTGTATTATTTTTTATAATGCTTATATGGTGTTTAAGGTTAGTTGCCGACAATGAAAAGTCATAAGAGCAATCCTTTAATTAGGAAATATAAAATCTCTGTCGACAATACAGGCTAACGGCTGTAAAAATGTACCTGTCTCGATGAATTAACATCGTGAGTATAAAATATGCTAACCTTAACTAGAAAGACCAATGAGCAGGTTTTATGTACACTTTCTAGTTTTAACTGTTAATGATAACGTGTCCTAAAGTTCATGAACCCAATTGGATAGACATTAACAAGAAAAAGGGTAGTCGTTAAATCCTTTTCGACTACCCTATTAGGAGTAAATTTATGAAAAAATTTAAACAACCTTATATTAAAGATAATTTTTACACAAGCACCTATTATGGCGCTAGAGGAAAAAGAGAAATTAGGGTATCGAAAGATCCCTTTGTTCATTTTACAGTAAAACTAAGAAATCATTTGTCTTGTCTTGGTAAATGGCATTTACGAAATAAAATAGATCACAATAAAAATACAGAAATAATGAAAACTGTTAAAAATTTTTATGAAAAAATTAAAGATAAAAATATCAATGATTGGGAAATGGAAGATTTAGCACAAGAACTCACGGACTATGAGACCACACATAATACTTAATAATCATTAATTGCCTCATTCTCTTTTTCTTCAAGGTGGCATAAAATTTTATGTAGTTCTAACATGTCTTTTTTATTAAGACCACCAACTGTAGAAAAAATTGGATAACCACTTACTGATCTTGGGTGGTTTACTTGATTGTCAAAATACGAATAAAAAAATACCCAACTTTTTTTAAAACCACCAAGAGCAATAGGCATAAAAATCAATGGCAAGTATTGTTTTTGAGGTACTTGCCATGATGTAAAAACTTTATTAGCTCTAATGTCTAGTGCTAGATTTTTCAATGCTTTCTTTTTCATCTAATTCTTTCTCAAATTGTTCTTTGTCTAATTCTTCAACCATTTGAGCAATATAAAATCGCTCTATGTGATTAGCTAAAACTATTAAATAAGCGTCTTGCGTATCTCTACACTCTTTAATAATTCTTTTAATGTTTTCTTGACTACTAGCTTTTAAGGTTGCCAATAATTCAATTTCATCTTGTCTTATATCAATAAGGTGCTTACCTTTTTGAATTTTTAGTAATTCCTCAATAATTTGTCTTTTTTCTTCGAA